GAATTACCTTTGTTACTCTTCATTTTTCTAATTAGGTTTATGAACATTTCAGTTCTCCTTAACTTTTATTTCGATTGACTCCATCCTTATGATGTTGTCTTACACTTATATTGTACAAAAACTATACCAAACTACCCTATTTTGAGAAAAAAAATAAAAAAAATTTTAAGTGTCTATATTTGTGAAGTTATGGGGGGCAATAAAAAACTACTCAAGTGAGTAGTCTTTTATTTTTTTTAGAAGTTTTTTAAAAGTGTAACATTATGTAATAACAAAATGATACATATGTATTCTTTTGTTACAAGAATGAACCTGTATTGGCTGTATCTAACTGACCAGTATCTTGAAACTCTCTCATTAGGTTTGCGTTAAACTTCTTCATAACATTTACAATACGAGTAATATGTTGTGTCTTAGAACCAGTCATCTCACGAATTAATATGTATAAAGCCTTCTTATTAAAGTTTTCTATATTCTCTCTTCGTCTAAACATCTCTAATACGGCATCTGCCACAAGTATATCTTTCTGTCGTCTAAATATATTTGGAAGATTTTCTTCCCAATAATTTAACATCTGGTCTACATACTCTCTGTTAAAACTAGCAATTTCTTCTGAATCGTGTGTTTCACGAATATTTCTACCATAATCAAGAACATCCATCTTATCGTGAATCTTATAATTCTTATAATTCTTATTATTATGAAGAATCAAATAGTTTTTTGCAACAATACTAAAGTATGAAAATGCCTTTCCTTTACCATGCTTAAACTTATGCATATTCATCACAAGAAAAGAAACAACTTCGTGTTTTACTTGTTCTGATGGTACATCGAAATAATAAAACTTAAAAGTGTGAATTATATTTTCTGCAAGTTTGTCAAATGCAAATGCTATATGGTCGTTATATATAATATTCTTTAATCTGGCATCATCTGTATTATTATAACGAATTATAGCGTTCTCAACCACTTGGTCAAAGTAATAATTTTTAGGTTTCTTCTTTACTGGTTGTTTAGCTTTACTCACTAATCTCTTCTCCTTCTGTTAGGTCATTTAATTCATTAACTACTTCTTTAATTGATTCAAATATAGAACCCACCTCGTCATCTGCTTCAAAATGACCAGTAGAATCTATATCTTTTAATTCTTGTTGAACTCGTACTATTTTATCACCGAAATCTTCTACCCAAGTTTCGAGTAGTTCCGTTTTTCTCATCAGATTCCAAATAACATAACCTTCAACAAGAACAACAATTCCTAATACTATTTCTATTATCATGATTTATCTCCAAATAACTCATCGAATAAATCTTGATGTTTACTTTCCATAACTTCGTCCTTATGTTTCTTAGGTTTCTTTTCTTTCTTACCAATACTGATATTCTTGATGTTAGCCAATCTACTTTCCATTTCTTCTTTATTATCTTCATCTTCTCGTTTCCATTCATCAAATTCAGCTTGTGTAGCCATATGGTCAGCCCAATGTATAATATATGGTAAATGATTTTTTAGAGAACGACTGGCATCAAATACTTTTAAATAATATGTATTTGCTTCATCATACAACCCATCAGAACACTTTATAGCAAGAGTTTCTTTTAAATTGACCTTTACCCCAAAGTGTTGTAGTAAGAATAAAGCTCTATCCGTTACTCTCATATTATCTATTTCTGTATTGTGTGTGAATATCTCACCGAGAGTTTTTCTTCTCCAATCATTATCTTGTGGAATGTAGTACTCACCAAGTAAATCTCCGACCTTACCTAAGTCGTGGTGCATAGCCGAAAAGATGAGTTCTTCATCTGTCCAATCTTTATAACCACCAACCTTTTCATAGGTCTTAGATACTTCTAAAGCTGTTTCAATCACATGAATAACATGATTTACATAACCACCAGCATAACAATAATGATATTCTTCCTTTCCTGAAGCTGGTGCAACTATCATTCTATCTTCGAAGAATTTATACATTTCCAAGAGTTTCTCTTTTCGTTCACCCTCGAATGTATCTTCTACAAGTTGCAACAACTTTTGCCAGTTATCCAATAACTGGGTTTCTGTAAGTTGTTTCATTTATAACCTCTTAATCTATAACTTTGCTAATTTTTCTTTTTTCAATTTCATCCTATGTTGATAAGAACCTTCTGTCTGGACAACATAATATAAGTCGTCCTCAATCTTTTCTATTTGATATGCTGGTTCATTACCACTATTTATTCCTGTCATTCGAATTCCTACCCAATCCCCTACTTTAAGTTCAGTATTCTTTTTTGACATATAGTTATTCTCCTTTATTTATGATTTTTTATCTTTTAATATTACTTCTAAATTATCTGTCCAATTCATCTTATAGATGTGAACATTCTCATACTTATATGGTTTAACAGAAACAGATTCTAATATATCCACATAATTAACGAACTTAGGATTCATAGTATCTCTGACATTATACACTCCATCCTTATCCTTTGTTCCTTTGATTAAAATAAAATCTCCATAATCAAATGGGCCTCCCCATCTTTTCAAGAGATTTCGAGAAAGTGCTACAAACTTGTAATCACTTGCTTTACTGATACGAATTTTAGTTCCATCTGCAGTAATGTTTGGTGTCCTATCTGTTTGTGGATATACAGGTTGATACATAGTTACATTTACCTCTATACCATACTGATAGAATTGTTCAAGTTCTGTATGTAGTTTTTCATTACTCTCTAATAGTTTATCAACCTCATTTGAATAAAATTCAGTTTGATTTTTAAACATATTTACAGATACAAATCCATTCATCATGGTTACTAAAACAACTCCCGCGATTGCTGTTCTTGTATTTATCATATTATTTCCTTTCGAATTACTCTTGATCTTACGAATATTTTTCATAAAAGTCAAGTCTTTTTTGGCTTATAAAATATAAAAATTGGTTCATATTTTAAATAAGTTCCGTTTATTTTGACCGCGTTTTTGACATTTGATTGGTCAACTCCGACCATTGAAGTCATCAACATTTTGAGTTTACCTTGATATTCACCACCGAGGGATTCGACTATATCGATACTATCTTGTTCAAGAGGGTGGTATTTATCTTTACCGATTTTAATATCGGCTATATTCCATAATAAATATCTATCTTCTCGTAAATTCTCATAAGCATTTGTTAATGTGGGGTTTAGAAAATCATCTCTCCAACTATCATACTTAGGATATAACTTATAGCTTTGTTCCTCATCTTCACTATATTGCTCTCTGTCAAAGTATGGCGGACTTGTGAAAACTAAATCAAGTTTGCCCTTATACGATTGAAACTCAGGATTGTTCCCAATAAATTCGCTTCCATCTTGAAATAAATGATAGGTATTTCTTTCTTCCTCCCAGAAAGGATTTGTTTCTAATACTTCATTGTTAAAGAAAGAAGCTACATATTCATATCTCGTAATACCCAACTCATCTATGTAGTTATCTGTATTCGGGTCTGTTCCAATATAATGAATTCTTTTTAAAGATGACATAGCTCCAAGAATACGACCACCCCAACCACTTGAAGGATCGTAAATATTTAATGGTTCATCTTGTTTAATATGATTTGTATAATGTTCATATAAGTATCGTGCTGTAAGTGGTGGGAAATTTACTGCTGGTTGTCCAAGTCCTAATCTGAATGCTTGAATACCTGCTGGAAATAACTTTTGTCCTAATTCAAAATCCCTTACTAAGAATTTATATGTATCACCATCTAATTCTTTTGGTAGGTTAGTCTTGTGTTTATCATCCAACTTCTCTACTTCTTCAACTGATAAAGTCTTGTAGATACTTTCTACGGCATTATGTTTATGTTGAACAATAAAGAAGTTCTCTGGCATTTCCTCACCATCTAAAACACATTTAGACCAATTATACATTGAATCTCTTTTAAGAATTCTTAATATAACTTTCTGAAATTTATCTTTATATTCATCTGTGAACCAATCATAGATAGAACCATTCTGAACACGAGTCTTTAACATAGTTGGAAAAAATTGATTAACACCACTTGCGTGTTTGTTATAATTCTTAATCACATTCTCATTACCACTATCATCACGAACCAAAAACTTATGATGAATATCATACTCTCGTAATTTCATAAAGTTCTTTTTTATGTCTTTAGTGTCTTGTCCGATTGTAGGTGGAATACCTTTATCATCCCATTCAGATAATATAAAACTTCTAAGACTTTCTATCCATTCTTCAGTTTGTTCTTCATCCATCCAAAGAAGTTCTTCGAAATTTATATTGATTTCAGATTCTAAGAGATTACTTCTCTCGTAATAATATTTTTTCATAACCATAATTTATTGTGGAGCTGGGGAGATTCGAACTCCCGTCCTGCCTGTTTTCTTTACCAAGTCATTCACAGCTTAGTTGATTTCCATTAGTAGAAAACAACAAACAACTATGTGGATTCCTTTTACTCAGAACATATCCCTTAACTAAGATTTCATTTATCCTCTAAACCTGAAGTGAGTTGTGTCTAACTTATTTTATGACCGAGTGTTAGACAACTCAGTAACTTACGCGTAAGCGTATGTTGGTTCGTAATTAGAAACGGGTTCATCAACATAGTTGTCGAATCCCATTTCAGCACCAGCTAAATGCCAGTCAATTACCAACCCGTCTAGCGATTCATCGCCAATTAGGTTTGTGAGTCTTTTTATAC